GCTCGTTCTATTTGGCGTTTACGTAAGTCCTTAGCAATAAACTTTAGAAATGATTCTTTATCTCCTTGATAATTAATAACCATAGGAGACATTTCTTGGTTTAGATATAAGTTTAATGTAAAATCATCTTCACTTTCGATTACTTTTAAGTGTCCAATATACTTACAACATGTAACTTTTTCAATAATATCTAAAACCTCTTTTTCTAATTGTGTCATGTTGTTGGAATTATACCATATCGTTTATATCCTCTGTCGTCAATATATCATCCAATATCTTTTCAAGTTTTAGTAACTTCGTTTTTAACTTTAGGATTAATTCCAGTTAATTCTTCATCCGCCATTTCACACATCCCAAGAGCAGCTACAATATCAAATTTTCTTTTATTTTCGTATGAATAGTTTAGTAACTGTTCAAGCATTTCATCAGAATCAATTCCATAACAGTAATCATTTACAAAGTTATTGATCAATTCTAATCCGTGTTTAATAATAGTTTCTGTTGCAGGTACTCCTATCATGGCCGAATTTCCTTTTTTTATATCTCCTAAACTAGATTTTGGACGTCGCATAAATAGAGAATCTTTCTTTTTTTCTCTAAAGTAAGTTAATATACTGATTTTTGTATGTTCAAGTAACGCCTTACAATTGTACCATACTAAAATCTTCATTGCGTTTTCATAAGCTTCTCGTATGTCTCTTGGGCGATCTTTATAAATACAAACATATTTAGGTTCATTTAAACCAAATATTCTTCTTTTTACAACAATACAAAAATCTGATACATCGTATTGTGTTGCAGAATCCCCAGTACCCTGATCGATAGAGTCTATTCCTGCAACATATAAATTATTATATATATTGCTTTCGCTATCTCGTTTTGGTTCTTCGTAAACTAATATTTTACTATTAGGACTAGATACTGCTTTAACTTTATTTCGAGAATTATCGTTATCTTCTCTATCTCATAATAACGCTATATGTTGAGGAGAAGTTCCCATTTTATGTACTCGAATCTGAGTAATTCTATCTGCAATTAATACGGAATCAAATATATTTTCACCTTGTCGTAACAATGCTTCTTTAGGAGTAAAACAATATTCTGAACAATACTCTAATAACCGTTCTCCTGATTTTAATTTGCGTTGTTCTTCATAAAAAGCTTTAGCTCGTTTAGTATCGGTTACTCCTCGATTATCAACATACCCAGGACGCATCATAAATTCATATGCTGGAATAAAGAACCCAGTATACTGTGCAGTACCATCATCTGAATAGAAGTTTTTATATGGAAGTACTCCTGCGCTTAATGGATCTTCAAACATTTTAGCTAAACCAGCTAGAGCAGGCCCCATATCGCCTCCCGTCCCTCATGCGATCTTAATCCCGACTCTAGCTCCTCCTAGTTCAACTAGAGCAGTACCTTGCGTTCACGATGTTGAAAGTATTGGATTAGATCCAGCCTCTTCAAATAAGAGTCTATCTACACGTTCACCTCTAATTTTTCTTGGATGATCTGCTGTTATTCCTTCTATATCAGCCATTCGCCCAAATTCTATGCCTTCACTATCAACAAGAGATGCACGTTTGTGTTTTATATTATCGATTTTCTGACGAAGTCGTTTCATACCTCCGTCAGTATTTTGATTTAATCAGTTTAATTGTACTCAGCATTTACCTAATACGGTATCAACATAACTCTCAGTATATGCTGTATAAATAGTAGTAAAACCTTTAGTAGTAATAAAAGGACGAACACCCAAACAAGCTCCAATTTCTGAAAAACCTCAATTTTTGTTATCTCTAAGGCTTTTTATCCCTAGACTCTTATAATTTCTTATAAGTTCAGCATATATTTTCATCCTTAACTAAATATTAGGATGTTTCGCTCTCGTGGAAAGTTTATCTCTGTGATTCCTTTCTATGCGTTACGATGGTCAGTGATTAATTGACTTATCTCGCTGTTAACATAGTGATTTTAATCACCTTAGTCTTCTGCGATATAGCGAAATTTATTACTTTTATATTACTATAAAAGAGGGCAGGTATTAGTTTACCCCACGAGATTTTAATGCAACACAATCTTTATAAAGATATTCGCACATTTCTAGATAGTGAAAATATTCATATTGTTTTGCAAAAAAAGTTGGAAATGCTTCGGTACGTCCCGCACCAGCTTTTTTCTCTCCATCAACAGTTTTCATTCGATAGAAATTCAAAAAGAAATAATGATCTCCAGTTATCCTATATTTTCCAACAGTATAACCATCTACACAACGTTTATACTGTTCTGTTCAATAATCACGATAAGGTTTGCTATTTTTAGGATATTCTGTATAATGTCCTCTTTCCATAAACAATCTACCTGCCTCAGTAAATGGAGTTGGATCAAAATCTAAACCTTGAGTTTCATTTATAGGTCTATAACCAGTTAATTCATAAGATAATTCTGGATCAAAATATAATATTTCTTCATCAAGAGGAACATCTCACGCACCATTGCGTTTTCTATGTCCTTCCTTAGGAAACTCATAATATGGACTTTCCTCTTCGTCTTCTGTTTTTGATACAGTTACATCTTGAAATAATTTCTTTTTTAATTCTTCTTCATACCTGTCTGCAAATGTAGGTAAAGTTGCAGGAGGATTTTTTCTTGGTCTACCTCGTTTTCGTTTTACTTCTTGTTCCATTATTTATATTTTTATCTTTGGAGTTGATCCATATCTCCAAAACCTGGCTCGTTATCTGCTCTTAATTTGGATTGTGCTTTTAAACCTTTCTTATATGTAAGTTCGAGTTCCTTTAAATAAGCATCCATTTTTCCAATTTGAGTTAAACTTTCCATAATTTTTTTAGGATCGTTAATATATTTACCTCCATTTAATTCATCTCTTTCGTTAAAATCGATTGAATCTAAAAATACTCTCATCTTTTCTAGAGTTCTAAATGCAGTTTTAATCAAACTTAGAATTCTTGATGAATCTTTAAGTTCTATATATTTTCTACAAGCAGCTCTAAAAGTTTCATCATTAAACTCTTTTTCAGTAAGTCCGCTATCTTCCATAGCTGCTTGATGTTTCTCTTGTTCTAAGTATTCAAAATATGGAGATTTATAGTCTAAAGCTAAATAAATATATGCAAATTCTCTATAAGCACGTAAACGTTTAATACCTTTAGGATCTTCTTTACATTTATTTCTGTCTTCGTTTCATAGAGCTGCAAATTCTTTAATTAGCAAAATAGAATATTCATTAATCTCTAATCTCTGTAAATCATTATTAAATATAAATAAATCCATATTATTCCTTATAAAGCAAAAAGATATCTCTTATACCTTTCCGCCTTTTTTGTAAACTCCATATTGTTTCCATCTTTGTTGGAATCAATTAAAATCTGGCATACCTTTACTAAATGTTTGTATATCTGGCGCTCCACTTCCTCCATTTGAGATGACTCTTGTAAACGTTGTATCAGTTGGAGTTATTACTCTCTCTGTATAACCTTGACCTGGAGCATATATACGGTCAATAACTTTACCTGATGGGGAAGCAACACGTTGTATTGTTCTTTGGCCCCCTCCGTCAATGTTTGGTAAAACTGTTGTTTTAGCAGAGTTGAATGCAAAAGTTCAAGGAGTTAAATAACCTTTTTGGTAAGTTTCAACTTTAGATTTCGACTTAGATTTAGTTTTTGTGCCATTTTCAGCTTTTACGATTTTCTTAGTATCACATCCGCAGGCACATTTTTCAACAACTCCTCCATTTTCGAATACTTTATGCATTTCACATCCACAGGAACATTTCTTAGTTTTTAGTTTGCCACCTTTTTTATGCAAAGAAACAATGTAATCTAATTTACTTGTAGGAAGAATTCCTCCATTAGCAAATTTAGAAGAGTCTTTATCTTGTTCTTCTAAGAACGTATTCATTAGAGTCTGAATAGTTTGTTTGCCTTCGTCTGTTTCATATAATCGATTTAAATCTTCTGCAACTTCTTCTAAAGATTTACCTTTAAATTCTTCAAATTTTGTTGGAAGTCATTCTAAAAATTTTTGTATTTTCTT